CTGTGACCTAGATAAGGTATTATACATCCAGGCTGAGAGCGTAGAGTTTGTTCTAGAGACTATTGAAGAGCTTTTGGGCGGCAATCAAAATAAGATGCTGTTTATTTGGGATAGTCTAGCATTAACTCCTGCGGTTACTGATATCGAGGGAGACTTCAACCCTCTTTCTTCTATGGCAGTTAAGCCGAGGATTCTATCCAAGGGTATGGCAAAGCTAACGATACCCCTTGCTAACGCCGAAGCCACGCTGCTTGTGCTAAACCAGCTTAAAACCAATATTACATCCAATGTGGCAGAGGCTATGACGACTCCTTACTTCACACCTGGCGGGAAAGCTATGCATTATGCATATGACTTGCGCATATGGCTGACTGGACGCAAGTCCAAGGCGTCTTTTGTTAAAGATGAAAACGGTTTCAGGGTGGGATCCGAGGTTAAAGCAAAGCTAGAAAAGTCCAAGTTTGGAACACAAGCCAGGGAATGCACCTTCAAGATCCTTTGGGGAGATGAGGTTAGAGTGCAGGACGAGGAGAGTTGGCTTGAGGCGATTAAGTCTTCAGAACACTTTAACACAAGAGGCCCTTGGCATTCCATAACCTACAAAGACGGTACTGAGGAAAAGTTTCAAGGCTCTAGCTGGAGTGAGAAGTTGAAAAATGAAAAATTCAAAACTCGCATTCTAGAGATAATGGAGGAAGAGATCATTTTTAAATTTCACAATAGGACGGGAGACGCCTCGGACTTTTATGACGTGGACGCTTAGTAAGTAAGCTTCTAATTGAACTCTATACTATTTATGCTTAGAGGTTAAACGTATGTTTTTAAAGGATAAAGTAAGAGAAGTTATTTCAGAAGCGCTAAAATACGATGTCTACAAGGCAGAAGTATCAATAAAATCTACTAAAGATCGTAATATTACGGAAATTTTAGATGAGATGAGAGCACTATGCGGTGTCACTATTGTTAATATTGCGGTGCCATCGAAGAGTCTTAGCGAAAAAACGGAGATAACCATATGTTCCCTCAAATTTTTCTTAACAAATCCAAGCTTAAAGCTACACATGAACAAGCTAGCATTATCTGCAAAAAAGATAGAAGGCGTGGCAGCGTTCAGGGTCTTAAGAGTTGAAAAAATCCAAGATAAAAACTAGAAGAGTTCTATTTGTAGACGCGCTTAATTCTTATTATCGAGCTTATATTGTAGATCCTTCTTTGTCCACAAATGGAGATCCTATTGGTGGTATGAAAGGATTTTTAAAGATACTACAAAAGCTTGCGAGAGAGATCCGGCCTGATAGAATCGTCATTTGCTGGGACGGAGCCGGAGGATCTAAGCGCCGCAAGAGTATTAATAAGAACTACAAGGAAGGCCGAAACCCTATCCGACTGAACAGGCAGGTAAGGAATTTAACCGAGAATGAAGAGGTGCAAAATAAGGTATGGCAACAGACGCGCCTTGTAGAGTACTTAAGCTATATGCCCGTGGTTCAGCTAATGTTTGAGCACATCGAGGCAGACGATCTTATAGCTTTTGCAACTAAGCTAGATGAGTACGCTGGATGGCAAAAGGTGATAGTTTCCAGCGATAAGGATTTTATCCAGATATTGGACGACGAGACGGTGCTATTTCGACCCACACAAGAGCAGGTCCTTAATGTTAACCGAGTAGTTGATCAATACGGAATTCATCCAAATAACTTCGCATTAGCTAGAGCGATAGCAGGAGATAAAAACGATAACTTGCCTGGAGCCAAGGGTGTTGGGTTAGCTACGGTCAAAAAGAGGTTTCCTTTCCTTGAAGACGAAGAAGAATACATGATTAGTGATATCTTCGAACATTGCAGGGACAATATTGATGGCGTGAAGGCGTATGGGAACATATTGAGCGAATCTGCATTGATTAGACAAAACTACAAGTTGATGCAGCTTAGTTCCCCCAATATAAGCGCGACAACGAAGATGAAGATACGAGCAATGATAGCGAGTGATGACTTGTTTTTTAATAAAACGGAGATCATCAAGATGATGAGTCAAGACGGGTTCGGTGAAACTAGCTGGATGGATCTTTTCCAGCGGTTCAACAAAATACTGATTGACAAATAGCTCTTATTGTAGTACATTGATACAAAATTAGGAGGGGAAGTTGCAACAAGACTTTTCTTTGTACGGAAAAAACTTTCAGGAGAAACTTGTCCAACTAATGTTGGAGGACAGGCCGTTCTCTGAGCAGATGCAAGAAGTCCTAGATATTAAGTTCTTCGAATCAAAGTATCTGCAAGTTTTCTCCGGACTCATATTCGAGTATAGAGAAAAATATAATGTACATCCCAGCAATGAGATTCTTGATTCTATCCTGAGAACGGAGATGGAGGACGAGCCGGATCTTATAAAAAAACAAGTTAGAGACTTCTTTACCCGGATTCGCACGAAGGATATAGAAGACAGCCAATATGTAAAGGACACATCTTTAGACTTTTGTAAGAAGCAAAAGCTAAAAGAAGCGATGATTCGGTCGGTTCCGCTGCTTGAAAAGTCCTCTTTTGACCAAATTGCGAAGATTATCAACGATGCCATCAAGCTTGGTGACCACACAGACCATGGTTATGATTACGTCAAGGACTTCGAAAAAAGGTTTGAAATTAAGGCAAGAGACCCAATTACAACTGGCTGGAAAGAGATTGACGGACTATGTAAGGGTGGACTCGGCAAGGGCGAGTTGGGCGTCGTGATTGCGCCAACGGGGGCAGGTAAATCAATGGCTTTGGTTCACTTGGGAGCGCAAGCTCTGAAAGCAAAGAAAACTGTTGTTCACTATACTCTTGAGTTGGCCGATACCGTCGTCGCGAGTCGCTATGACTCGTGTTTAACCAAGATTCCACTAAGTAATCTTCACTCCTTTAAGGAAGAGATTTACGAGCAGGTTCAGGATGTTGAAGGGGTTCTTATTGTAAAAGAATACCCCACTAAGTCCGCTTCTACTCGCTCTTTGAGGACGCACCTAGAGAAATTGAAAATGCGTGATGTTCACCCCGATATGGTCATTGTGGACTATGGGGATCTATTGCGACCAATTTCTGGTAAAAGTGAGAAAAGACATGAACTGGAATCTATTTATGAAGAGATGCGGGGGCTGGCAAGAGAATTCAACTGTTGCCTGTGGACCGCCTCTCA